TACCAAATAGTTTTACGCTGGAACAACAGCGTCAAGAGGTTAATGAAATAGCAGTAGACTTGGATACCGCTGTTGATGGAGTACAAACATTTGGTGGGAGCAAAACATTTTCAAATGATGTAACATTTTCAAGTGATGTAACGTTTCAAGCACAAGCTTTCTGGGGAGACGGAGATCAGGCAGTCTTTGGTGCAGACAGTGATATGTTGCTATATCATACAGGACTTGTTGGATTGTTAGAGAATACTACTGGAGATTTTTATTTAAGGTCTGGTGCAGGAACTGCAATTCATATCGAACCTGCTGCTGGGGCAGATAGTATCATTGCAAACGCTGGTGGTAATGTAGAACTTTACTACGACGATGTTAAAAAACTCGAAACTAACCTTACAGGTGCGACAGTTTTAGGAGATCTTGAAGTTAATGACGAGTTACATTCTGCATCAGGCAGTTTTATTATTAAAACGGCAGATCAGATAACTCCTGGTCAGATGGTTACTGAAGCTGTCTTTGGTGGATCAATGTATGTACCATACGGTTTCAGTACATATCCTATTGCTGAATTTCCTGGTGGTAATATCACCGAGACATCCACTAATGCTGGATTTAGTGTAAGCAACGGTGGACAGATTTATATTGCTAACATTAGCGAACAGGCTCTTTGGAAGGGTAGACAAGTAGGAACTGCTGGACTCACATCAGAAATCGATGCTGCTGGCAATGCCGAATTTGCTGGCACTCTGGACGTATCTAACACTGTTACTTTTAATGGGGATGTTACATTTACTGGAGTTGCTAGCGACCTTATTATAAATCCCAGTACCACCTTTAATAATAATGCTGCTTTCGCCAATGACAAGGTATTAAACTTTGGCGGAGCTTCTAATGGTCGTATCTTATATGTTTCTGCAACTAATAGTTTTGATGTAAGAGTTCCTGGTGGTAGCGAAGATTTAAAACTTGGTGCTGGTACAAACGTCAGAATTACTAATGAAAATGGATTGACAGATAGAGCAGTATTCAGTGCCAGTGGTTTAGATGTCACGGGAGCTGTAACATCTGATTCTGCTACATTTGATGGAGAAACTATCGTCAAAGGCGATCTTCTAAAGCGCACTGCTGCAGGATCTACTGTTGTTGCTCTCCGTGATGACTATTTGAGAGTTTATGACTCACCTGTAAGTTATGACGATTACAAGATCAGTCTAGAAAAAACAGGTGCTGGCCTTTTTGGAGCCGCTTCAAACTCTACAGGAAATAATGGTGTATTAGTTGGCGGTAATAACGGTTCCTTGAATATCTACACTGATAGATACACAACAGACTGTTTCCAAATTCTTAACACAACTGGTAGTGGTACAAACGTTGCACTAAAGGCTTACGGTAATGGTGATGTTGAGATTGCTGGTATTATTCAATCAAACACCAAGAGTGCAGGGAACATTGAATTAGATTCAACTGGTGCTTTTACTTCTCCTCCACTAAAATTATTTGCTAATACTGGAGACATCGCTACAGCAGGTACTCTTACATTTACTGGTCAAACTAACAGTGCCACAGGCACTGCATCTAGCGATGCTCTTGATCACTACGAAGAAGGAACTTGGACTGGTACAGTTAGTACAAATGCCAATTTATCCGCTGCTACCTTTGTTGAAGGGTACTATACAAGGATTGGACAACTCGTTTACATTGAAGGCGAAGTATCATACACCAACACTGGTAATAATTCAGAATTAGGTTTTACCATAACTCCTCCTTTCGATATGGCAACTGCTGATGATAAGGGATCAGTATTCTGTGGATCATCTTATTGGTCTGCATCCAGGGGATTTGGTGGCGTTGTTGACAATACTTCCTCTAATGATAACGAAATATTTGTGATGCTCCACCAATCACAAAATGATACGGGATCTACTGGAATCTGCAGATTCAGTCTATCGTATCATGCCGCTTGATAAATACCTTTGACATGATATATTAGCTATGGATACATCAAAAATGCGAGAGGAATTCTTAACCCAACTGAAAGACTACGAGTTCAAAATCAAAAGAGGCGAGGAAGAACTCGCTAAATTGAAAGAATATAAGTTAAAACTTGAGGGTGGTTTAGAAACATTAGACCTATTAGATAAACGAGAGGAAAATGGCAGCGATACCAGTCAACATTCTGATTGATAAAGGAGCAGACTACGGAGTTACTTTCTTTATCACCAATAAAGATGGCACCCCACTTAATATGTCGGGGTATACAGGTAATGCTGCAATGAAACAGAGTTATTCTGCAACTACTTCAGTACCATTCACCTTGACATTTGTCAATAGAACTGCTGGTGAAATTGCTTTATCTTTAACTGACGTAGAAACTTCTGCTTTAGATAGAAGAAGATATGTATATGACATTGTTCTTACAGATCCTAATGGATATAAGACTAGAGTAATTATGGGCAATGCAGAAGTAAGTCCTGGAGTTTCCTGATGGCGCAGTATAACGTCAGGGTTGGTAATAATGCATATAATGTTGGTAAGCAACTACCAGCACAATATCAACTTGACGTAAACTATCAGATTCCTTCAAAGTCAACACAGTATTCTAATTTACTATTAGACAGTATTGCATCTCAATTTAATGGTACTGCTGATACTTTTAATATTACTGTAGATGGTCAATCGTACACACCATTAAATGAAGAGCAGATTTCAATCTCTATTAATAATGTAATTTTAGAACCAAAGGTTGATTACATTGTATCAAATGATCAGATTGTTTTTAGCACTCCACCTACAGGAGGTTCTGCTTTCTTTGGGGTGGCTTATGCAACAACCGCCGATTTGACCAGGACATTAAACTATGTTATCGATAGTGGATCATTTCCATTGTCAAATGGCGTGAAAGGTAATATGACTATTGACGTTACAGGAACTGTAGAGTCCTGGACTATTATTTCTGATACTGAAGGTAATCTGGAAGTAGATATTCAAAAATGCACATTTGATGACTTTCCTAATTTCACATCTATATGCGGAACAGAAAGACCTACCCTTGGTGTGCTAAATAATAGTGTTCAAAGAAAGAATAAAGACGAGAATCTTTCAACGTGGAACACTACAGTGACGGCTGGAGATATTTTCCAGTTTGAGGTCATCTACTCGATCAACATCGCAAGGTTTGTAGTTTCACTGAAACTGAAATTATAAATCATCATCATTATAAATAAAAATAAACTCGCACGAAAAAAGTAGAGGAAAGTCTTCATGGCATTGCTAGTAACCAATAGTGGTGAAATTGAATCTCTGCGTAATCTTCTGAATGCTAATCAGGCGATTCCCAGAAATTTAATCTTAAAATTATACACAACAGATACGTATCCTGCTGAAAGCGATACGCCTTCACAGACCAGATATTTTGAACCATATATCGACGGTAATGTTATCGGATATGGTCAAGCAGTAACAACTGATTATCCTGCGGTTATTAATAATAGAACAGATCAAAATTATTCAGACCAAAGAGGTATCCTTTTAAACGGAAATCGTTGGGCTATTACTACAGAAAGTACTGCTGTTACTACCGTTAATGGCGATGGCACTACAGGTACTTACCTTATTACCGTTGCTTCTAATGCAGGCATCAAAAAAGGTGATTATGTAACTGGTGGCGATGTTGGTACTGGAGCATATGTTGTTGACATTGATGGTACGACTCTTAACTTGAGTGTCAAGAACACTGGTACTTTCACTGCTCAAGCACTTGCTTTTGGCGCAGGAAGAACAACTGCTTCTTATCCAGAGCAAACTTTTACTTTCGGTGCAGCTGCTGGCGATATTTACGGTTACTACCTCGCCCGTGCGAATAACATGCCTAGCGCCATTCATGGTGTTGCTGATGCTGCTTCTGCTGCTTCTGCTACAACAATCACCAAGTCTGGTATTCGTGGTCAGTTAGGAGATTCATACTTTGTCCTACCTGCTATCACCAATACAACTGCTGCTACTGGCACATCTGGCACGTTTGAACTTGCCGTTACTGCAACTACTGGTGTTGCAATCGGTCAGCGCGTAACTGGTGTTGGTGTTGCTAGTGGAACTCGTGTAGTTGGTATTTCTGGATCGGTTGTCTATATCGACACTGCGCTTTCAGGTGCTGTTAGTAACGATGTTAACTTCCTTTCTGAAGTTGCTGCAGACCTAACAAAAGGTATGGTTGTTAGTTCAAACGCTGGTAATGCTGGTCCTAACGGCGTCGATGCTGCTACTGTAATCATCGGTATCGACAGAGAGACTACTGAAGCAGATGGAACTGTTACAGTTTATCTAAACAATGCTCTGATCGACAACGTTCAGCCAACAAACAACAACGACGATATTGACTTTGACTTCTCCGAAGTCACAGCAACTGCACACGGTCTCGTTAAGGGAGACGTTATCTATATCGATCAGGGTACTGGAAACGCAGCAACTACTGCCGGAACATACACAATCGATACAGTAGAAGATGCTAACACATTCACTACTGAACCCGCGCTTGATGGTGCTGGTGATTTAACTTTGTATTCCTCAATCTTCTTCGCAGAAAGATTCACCAACGGACCATACAGCATCCAAAACGATGGTGACCAAATCAAAGTAAGTCTGAATGTCAGTCTCGACTGATATCCTCAAATTGAGTTTTATATTATGCTACTGGGGATTGCTTGCGATCCCCTTTTTTATTGCTGTTTGTGGTTATAGATGGTAGTATCATATACTGGTGGAGGAACTATATGGTTTCGAGGAGATCTCCTCGGAACTACATCCACCAGCTCTGTTACTACTTCACAAGATTTAGATATTACTTATACGTATGCAGAATATTCGACAGATGGCGTTGTAAATAGGAATGGTGGTATTGGTATTGGGAGTTTTGGAGGATTTGATATTGGTCCTCACGTTCTCTTCAAAATAACTAATGGATTAAATTCTCAAATGTTGTTTTACTTGGGAAGTTCCCAAAGTAATGACACTATTGGTTATAAAGAAATTAAAATTGAAGCCATTCGTGGAGATGACAGTAATGGTGGCGATCAACCTAACTTTAACAAAAATTTAACAGTTAGTTATAGATTAAGTGGATCTTATAGTAGCAATATTATTGGAACAATTCTTGAACACGATTCTTCTGACGGAACATCGGGAACAGTTGTAAGAACACTTACTTTACCAGAAGAAGCACAGACTGATCAGGGTGTTTTTATAACCATCGATCATTATGATAATACAGCTGGTACAAAAGGTGAGTATGGCGTAAAGAGTGTAGTTCTTGTAGCAGATGAAGTTGAACGACCACCTATTACCACTACTACAGTTACAGAAGTACCTGCAGGATTAACAGTAGGATTTTCTTATTCTGGTTCAGGATCCTTACCTCGCGCATCTGGAACCGATTTAGGAAAACTTTCCTACAGCTATACACCATCTTCAATTGTTCCATTCATTTATGTTGACCTGGGAACGCTTGGAGCGCCCACAGCAACAATCGATCATGGAAGTGTCACCGAACCTACTACCGGTCAGGAAGACTGGGGTGACATGCGTTATGATCAACAGACAAGATTCCCATTCGGCGTCGTTAGACTAGCGAGCAGCACGACGTTCGTTGTTAAGAAAGTATTCGTTGGTAGCGGTCAACTCTTT